CAGGGTCAGAAGGTTCTGCTGATATACAAATGTTAAATGCTTCATACAATCACATATTTTTTGGTGACGCCGCTGATGCAAATGTAGGTTATTTTTTATATGACCATACAAACAACAGTATGCAATTTGCAACAAACGCCGCAGAACGCATGCGCATTGACTCTAGCGGACAGGTCGGTATTGGTACTAGCAGTCCTACCGCTCTTTTTGATGCAAGAGCGGCATCTACCGGCCTTGTTGCGAATTTTAGAGGCGGCGCATCTAATCGCAATCTTCAAATAAGTAGCTTTGACGTAGGCGCTAACATTAACGCTGGGTATCAGCTTAATTCTACTTCTGGCACTGGTGCTTTAAGTTTTGCTGTTGGAGGCACTGACGCTGCATACATCGATTCAACCGGGAATGTCGGTATTGGTACTACCAGTCCAAGTAAAGAACTACACGTTATGGGTGCATCGGCTCCAGAAATACGTTTACAAAATACAAGCAATAACTACGCTTTAGACTTAAAGGTAAACAACACTGTTGGTGAAGTAAAAGCATCTTCTGACTTAGCGTTTTTGCCGGGCGGCTCCGAAGCCATGCGCCTCGATGCAAGCGGCAACTTGTTGGTTGGGAAGACTTCTTCTGGATTAAACACAGCAGGCTTTGAAGTAGCTTCTAGTGGTCGCACAAGGCTTACACGAGACTCAGCTAATGTCGTCGAGATAAACCGCAAAACTGATGATGGGTCTTTAGTTACCTTCAGCAAAGACGGCTCCGCAGTCGGTAGTATTGGTACTAGAGGCAGCGATGTTTATTTAGAAACAGGTGACACTGGCATACGAATGTATGACCAATCTGATGCAATTATCCCCGTTGGCTCTGCTGGCGTTTCTAGAGATGCGGCTATTGATTTAGGTATATCTAATATACGCTTCAAAGACCTTTACCTGTCAGGCTCTGTTTTAATAAACGCGGCTGTTCCTCGTGTCACGCTCACTGATACAGACGGGACAAACACTATAGGAGACATACGCCAAGTTAGTGATGCGATAGTAATTAAGTCTAGGAATAACACATCTAACGGCGTTATTAAGTTTAGTGGAGACAACGGAACAACAGAAAGTGAGTACGCTAGGTTTAATGCCTCTGGCAATCTTTTGGTGGGGACTACTTCTACAACGCCTGCGTTTAATTCAACTGGGTCTGGCATTGCTTTGAAAAGCGGTGAGTCTGCGATTAGTGCTGACAATACTATTGGCTTAATAATTAATAGAAATACAAGTGATGGAACGATTCAGCAGTTCCGAAAGTCAGGCACAGAAGTCGGTAGTATTGGTACAGGCAGTGACGACCTTTACATTGGCACTGGCGACACAACGATACGTTTCGCAGATGGCAATGACGCGATTATTCCAAGAGGGACTGCTGGAGCTGCTAGAGACGGTGCTATTGATTTAGGTCTTTCAAACAACCGCTTCAAAGACATCTACGCCACCAATGGCACAATCCAAACCTCTGACCGCAACGAGAAGCAAGACATTGAAGTCCTGTCTGATGCAGAGCAGCGTGTGGCTGTAGCAGCTAAAGGCTTGCTACGCAAGTTCCGCTGGATTAGCAGCGTAGAAGAAAACGGTGACGACGCACGTATTCACTTTGGCATTATTGCACAAGACCTACAAGCAGCATTTGAGGCAGAAGGCTTAGACGCTGGACGCTATGCAATGTTTATATCAAGCACATGGACTGATGACGATGGTAACGAGCAGACACGCTTAGGTGTGCGCTACTCTGAACTTCTCGCTTTCATCATCTCAGCAATTTAACTAGGAGAAAACTAATGGCTACATGGACTATTGCAACTTTAGAACGAGACTTGCAAGGCGACCTAGCGGGAGGCGTTATCGTTGCCCACTGGCGGGTCACTGAAGAAGAAACTGTGGGTACTGGAGATGACGCTGTGACTTACACTGCTTCATCCTACGGAACTTGTGGGTTTACCCCAGACCCCTCCTCCCCTGATTACATTGCATACGATGACCTAACGGAAGCTGATGTCATTGGCTGGTGTCAGGGTGAGTTAGACGTTGAGGCTATTGAAGCTGCGCTGACTGCTAACATTAATGAGCAGAAGAACCCTACAACTGCTGACGGAGTACCTTGGTAATGAGCGAACAACAAACAATTACTATCGACAATGAAGAGCATAACGTGTCAGATCTGACCGTCGAGACCCAGATGCACGTTGCCCGTGTCGCTGAGATTCGCCAAGAAATCGCACGTTTGCAAATGCAGATCAACGAGCGTCAAGTTGTGCTGAATGCTTACGGTGACGCTATCGTCAATGCAGTTAAGCCTGCTGAAGATGAAGAGCCAGAAGCAGAAGTGGTGCAGTAATGGACTTGCTTACTCTAGTTACCACGGTCACGACGATTGTCACAATCGCATCGTTAATTGCTGCAATCACCCCGACACCGAAAGATGATGAGTGGATTGCGAAGCTGTATCGCTTCATTGATCTGCTCGCTATCAACATCGGTAAGGCAAAAGACAAATGACGCCGACTGAGAAAGCCATAGCGCAAATTGAAGCGCATGAGCGTGAATGCGCCATTCGGTATGAGGGTATCGAAAAGCGTCTCGACTCTGGTAGCAAACGGTTTGACCGACTTGAAATGATGATCTGGGGCGTTTATGTGACGGTGATTGTCGCGGTGGCTCTGCCACAGTTTATGGGCGGCTGAACGTGATTGGCGAGATCGCTGCGATTGTAGCTGGCGTAAATGCGGCTACCAGTGCGATCAAGCGGGTCGCTGAAACGACCAATGACATCCAGTCGATCTCTGGCTTTCTGTCTTCGTTAGGCGGTGCCGAAGTAGAGCTACAACGCGCTCAGAACGAGGGCAAGCTGTCAGAGGCTGATGCTGTGAAAGCGGCGTTGGCAAAGAAGCAGATCCAAGAAACCATGAAGGAAATCAAGGATCTGTTTACCGTCTCTGGGAACGGACAGTTATACCAAGAAGCTATGACTGCTATGGCGGAAGCTAGGAAGGCTAAACAACTAGAGTTAGCTAAAGCAGCAGCGCGAAAGAAACAGTTTTGGAAAGAAGTTAAAGAAATTGCAGCGGTAGTCGGCGTAATAATTTTTCTTTTACCGATGACACTGGCACTGTTGCTAGGTTGGTTAACAAGGTAATGATGGCGTTTCTGCTAGTAGTAGTGATAAACGGTGAGCCGATAGCAGATCAGTTTTACTTTCGAGACGTTACCCGATGTAACACGTTTGCGTACTACGTCAGTACCGGCAAGACTAAGATAAACAACCGCTACCAGATGCAAGAAAACATAACGGCTTATTGCATACCGAAACGGGTGCCAACCAACACAAAGACTTGGGACTAAACTATGAGTATTGTCGCGTCGTTAGTAGGGCCGGTTACAGGACTACTGGACAAGTTTATTGAGGACAAGGATCAGAAGAACGCCTTGGCTCACGAGATTGCCACGATGTCTGAAAAGCACTCGCATGAGGCGCTCAAAGGTCAGCTTGAAATTAACAAGATGGAAGCTGCACATAAGTCGTTATTTGTAGCTGGATGGCGACCCGCTATCGGCTGGATATGTGCGTTAGGACTGCTGTACAACACCATCATCGCCAACATTCTCGGGATTTGGTTAGATGTGCCAGAGGTAGATACAACGCTACTTGTACCCGTTATGATGGGTATGCTTGGGTTAGGCGCTATGCGCTCCTACGAGAAGGTCAATCAGGTAGCTAGAGAGAAGTAATGGGTGATTTAGTCGAGATGGTGAAACGCCATGAGGGCGTCAAATCTAAGGTGTATTTGTGTACTGCGGGTTTTGAGACCATAGGCGTAGGCAGAAACATCTCAGAATCTGGCTTGGGCCTGTCTTCCGATGAAATTGACTACTTACTGCACAACGACTTAGAGCGGTGTCATCAAGAATTGCAAGATGCGTACTACTGGTACGGTGGCCTAAATAAAGCTAGGCGTGACGCAATGGTCGATATGTGCTTCAATCTAGGCATCACGCGGTTGCGCGGGTTTGTTAAAGCTCTGGAAGCTATGTCTCGGGAGCAATTTGACATCGCCGCTGATGAGTTTATGGATAGCCGTTGGGCTAAACAAGTCGGCAACCGTGCTGTAGAGGTGACTGAGATGATCCGTACAGGTGAATACCGATGAGAACTCACAATAGCCCACGAGCGTTAAGCGGCGGTGTAGTAGACCCTGCACATGTTATAGAGATCGTATGCGATGCTTGTGGGTTTGATTTAGATGAATCGGAACTAGAAGCGGACACTTGCTCAGATTGCGGGGCGGCGCTTAACTTGAAGCAAAATATAGCTATACAAGTTACCACGCTACCCCCTGCGTTTGGCGCATCTAGCTAATGGACACAATATGCCTTTACAGAAGCTACAGTTTAAGCCCGGAGTAAACCGAGAGAATACGCGGTATACAAGCGAAGGCGGTTGGTACGAGTGCGATAAAGTACGGTTCCGCCAAGGTATGCCGGAGAAAATCGGCGGGTGGGTACGTATATCAGATACCACATTTCAAGGTGTGTGCCGTTCACTACATAACTGGGTTACGTTAGGTAGTCAGGATCTAATCGGTGTGGGCACTAACTTGAAGTTCTACATCGAAAATGGTGGGGCATATAACGACGTTACGCCGTTACGAGAAACTACCGCCGCAGGTGATGTGACTTTTGCCGCTACAGACGGCAGTGCTATATTAACTATTACCGACGCAGGGCACGGTGCTACCGAGGGCGATTTTGTTACCTTTAGCGGGGCAGTATCCCTCGGCGGCAATATAACCGCAGATGTCCTAAACCAAGAGTACCAAGTTGGCCCCGCCCCTACCGCAAACACGTACACAATAACCGCTACAGCCACCGCGAATGCGTCTGATACAGGTAACGGCGGAAGCTCTGTAGTCGGCGCGTACCAAATAAACATTGGCCCTGCGTTCGCTACACCACTGACGGGTTGGGGTGCCGGTAGCTGGAGTGCGGGCGTGTGGGGTACAGGAGGCACCTCTTCGGAGTCTATTCGTGTCTGGAGCCAAGCTAATTTTGGCGAAGACCTAGTGTTCGGCCCTCGTGGCGGGGGTATCTACTACTGGGATGCTACAAATGGCCTAAACACTCGCGCACAGCTAGTTACAGATGCTTTTTCTAGCACGGCGTCTAACGTACCCACTAAACAAAATCTTATCCTTGTTTCTGACATAAACCGTTTTGTGTTCTGCTTAGGGACTAACTTGTTAGGTAGTGCTACGTTTGACCCTATGTTAATCCGATGGGCAGACCAAGAGAGCGTAAGTAATTGGACTCCTGCCGCAAATAACCAAGCGGGCGACTTACGGTTGTCTAATGGTTCAGAGATCGTCGCGGCTGCACAGGCTCGTCAAGAGGTATTAGTGTGGACTGACTCTGCGCTTTATTCCTTGCAGTACGTAGGGGCACCTGCGGTATGGGGCGCACAATTAGTAGGAGAAAACGTCTCTACAGCGTCTCAGAACTGTGTGGCTTACGCTAATGGTGTAGCCTACTGGATGGGTAAGGATAAGTTTTATAAGTACGACGGGCGGACTCAACCGCTACGCTGCGACATTCGTAGGTACATATTCGATGATTTTAATGCCCTACAGTATGAACAGGTGTTTGCTGGTACTAACGAGTCCTTCCATGAAATTTGGTGGTTTTACTGTTCTGCTGACGCGCAAACCTCTGACAGATACGCGGTATACAACTACCAACAAGACATTTGGTACTACGGTACGTTAGAACGTACGGCATGGCTTGATTCCGGGTTACGAGACCGCCCGCTTGCTGCTACGTACAGCTATAACCTTGTGAATCACGAGCAGGGTACAGACGACAATCAGACTACAACACCGGCACCGATTGCAGCAAATATATCTTCCGCTCAGTTCGATATAGAAGACGGGCATCAGTTTGCGTTCATCTGGCGGGTTATACCGGACATTACCTTTAACGGCTCTACAGCGGCTTCTCCTGCCGCGACGATGACTTTGCTGCCCCTTGCTAACTCTGGCGCAGGGTACAACTCGCCTTTGTCCGAAGGAGGGTCTAACAACGGTACGATTACACGCAGTGCAGTGCTACCAGTAGAGGCGTTTACACAACAACTCAATACACGAGTGCGGGGACGGCAGTTAGCGGTTAAGATAGAGTCTACTGAAGAGGGTGTTACGTGGCAGTTAGGTACCCCTAGAATCGACATGCGGGCAGACGGTAGACGTTAATGGCGGTAGATAACACCAGATACGATGTACCGTTCCGCGCTCCAGCACTGCCGTATCCTCCGCAGGGGTACGACCAACAAGCGTTTGAGGAATTTAACAACGTACTGCGCCTGTACTTTAATCAGCTTGATAACGCACTGAGAAACGCTATGGCAGTTCAAGAACCGTATGAGTTACAAGTATCCAAGGGGCAAGTCGCTGGCGCTTCTTCCTTGTATAAGTTTGGGTACAACCCAGACATAAACGGTACTGAAGAAACAATATGGTCGCAGGGGGGTGATGTAGTATGGCCTGCCGCAGCGTTTACGGCGTTTATTAGCAGTTCTAGCACCGCAGATACTATCGCAGGTACAGGTGCACAGACTGTTACCGTACAGGGCTTAGACGAAAACTACGCTACTCAAAGTGTCACTGTCGATATGAACGGGCAGACCCAAGTGCAGGTTGGTGACGCTTCTGGCTGGATACGCATTAATCGCGCTTTTGTTGTTACTGCGGGGTCAGGGGGCACTGCTGCGGGTACTGTCTATATCGCAGCTACTGGAGTGTCTTCTGGGGTACCTACAGGTACTATTTATGCGAGCATAACCGATGGTAACCAGACGCAGATGGCGGTTTATACCGTGCCCGCCTCTCATACGTTATACCTAGATGACCTTATATTTACCGCTGCTATATCGCAGGCTAATAACTACGCTACCGTTAAACTTAATACCAGAGACTTTGGGTCGAATGTATTTAGGACTAAATTCATCAATGTATTGCAGAGTAATGAGCTAGTCATAGACTTTGAGTTTCCTCTGGCTATACCAGAAAAGACGGATATAGAGTGCCGTGCTGTAACCAGTAATACCAACAACCAAATCGGCGCGTCGTTTCAAGGCGTCTTGCTAACTAACTAGGGGCTGTAGATTATGTTTCAATTTCCCCCCGGTTTTAGCATTGACTTAGATGCTATCAATGCCGCAGCAGAAGCTGAACGAAAGCGTCGAGAAGAAGAGGAAGCAGCACAAAAGGAAAGAGACAGGCGGTTAGAAGAGCGCAAGGCAGAAATCCGTGCGGAAATGGAGCGTAAACGGAAGGAAGAGGAAGAGGCCGCTAAGAACAGAGCACCGATAAAAGGCGCGGATGCGTCTGCGTACTATGATGCCCTACGTGCCGGTGACTTCGGCCAAGACCCTATTAGTTTTTTGCAGAGTACGCTATCTGACCAAGGGTATATTACAACCGGCGCAGACAGAGCTGAAGCTGGTGCTTATGGCCCTGTTGAAGATAAGTATATCGTGCCCGGCGGGTTAGATATTGATAGCGTGGGCGAGTTCAAGTTTGATAAGACTTTTGAGGACTTTAAGGGCCACCCCGACTTTGACTACGGTAAGCTATCTGACGCAAAGTTAAAGAAGTTCCAAGAAGAGCTACTGCCTGTTATGGCTCCAGAGGTAGCTCAAGCGCAGTTAGAAGGCCAAAGCTACCAGAATGCGCTTATTCAAGCCTACGAACGCTCCCCCCAAGTACAGCAGATTTACGCCAAATATAACGTAAACCCCCAGAGAATAAGCCGTAAATACGGGTCTGAGTACGTCTTTGATCCCTTTGGTTTTAGTGAAATACAGACTGTAGATCGCAGTCCGGGGCTAAGTGACTACGTAAAGCTGGGTGCTACATTGGTAGCCTCTATTGCCGCTCCTAAGTTGTTGGTAGACGCAGGGATATTTAACTCGATACCCGCCGCTATGGCTGCTACTTCCGCTGCTTCTACAGCAGCACAAGGTGGGGATTTTGAGGATGTACTAAAAAGCGCGGCACTATCTTTTGTTGGGGGGAATGCTGCTCAAAAACTAGCTAGTGCAAAAGAAGCTGCCGAAGCCGCTGCGATGTTGGCCGAACAGAGTCCTACTATAGCTAACGCCGCCGCTGCCGCCGCTGCCGCTGCTGAATATGGTACCGCCCAAGCCCTATTTGTTGCCACTAGCGTAGGTACAGGCGCTCTTACTGGCAATGTAGGTGCAGGCATCCTTGCAGCGTTTGGTGGCCCT